AACTACTGTTTAAATTGATTTTAATGACTATTTACCGTCATCTCCTACTATTAGACACACAAATATACCAATAAACCCCTATCCGCGCTGTTTAAGCGCTTTTATTTTACCTATAATTAGCTAGGGGCTTTCATATTTTTTGCCCTTTTTTTAGGCCTGCTATTTGGGTAACCGGTTACCGTAATTATAATAAAAAACTACGTGTTTTTATTTTGGGGTTACAGTTGGGGTTACAGTTGGGGTTACAAAAAGCGGTAAAATATGATGTTTATAATGGTAGTTAATGCCCGAAATAAGCAAAAATTAGCCGTTTTAATAGTTTAAAGCAGGGGTTAATACCCTAAAAAAAGCGTTTAAGTAGGGGGATAATACCCTAAAATAAAATTTAAAAAAACGCTGTAGGCCTTTATGTATTTGGCTTACAGCGTTTTTATGGTTTAAGAAATAAAAAAAAATTCAAGTTTTGCCTGTACAATTCGTTATTTTTCTGCAATTTTTTTCTCCAATTGCTCAACTTTATAGAGCAGAAGCGCATTGTTTTGCTTCAATAGATCATTAGCCTCCTTTAAGTGATCTAGTTCAATATTAATGTTTATTTTTTTTATAGATATCTGATCAGGACTTACCATATCAGCACTATTACTGTCAACTGCTTGCCTTTCTCCTATGCCTTTAATCAACCAATCAAAATTTTCGTGTTCAAATTTTGTGAATAAAAGTTCGTAGTCTACCTTTTCCCTTTTTTTCCACATAGATAGCGTTGACTTATTTAAGTCAAGGTACTTAGCGAGCTCAGCATCGGTAGTGCATTCAGCCGCTAATTTAATTCTATCATAAAAAAGTTCAAATTTTGTGGTCATATATTTTGTAAGTTCAAATATTGTGAACTATATTTGTTCTTTTAATAATAACAAAAATACTAAAATATATGGTTGCCTCATTTTCAGATGACGAAAAAACAATTCTTTATGGGCAAAGTTCCAAGCTCGCATCAAAACATGGATGCAGTTCAAAATATGTGAAATACATTATTAATGGCCAAAGGGAAATCAACTTTCCACTAGCAAAAAAAATATACACTGATCTGTTGGCGCTGATACAATTATTAAGCGCCTAATTTTTAAAATCAAAACACATGTATCAATACAGCGAAAATAATGTAATGTGCGTATACGGAAAAAGCCTATATGATGGAGACCATGCCATTATGTCGGAGAGCAACTACAAACAATTAAAACTACGATGCCTAAAATCGGAGCGCAGCGGAGGCAACGGCAGAACCTCACTGATAGCATTCGAAAGTATCCCGGAGCGCTTTCAACAAAAAGTAATTAATTTATTTGGGGATCCTTACAAAACTACAAAGCACAATCACCTCCAAAGTTACCTTCAGAATGACGAGGCTACGAACAGATTTTTTAATGACTACACTTTAGATAACGGCCTGCCGCTACCGGAGCAAACAAAAAAGGAATACATTGCCAACGCCTGCGTGCTTAACGCAATCCACACGCTTACCTCTCAAACTTCAGCAAGGCGAAAAGCCCTGGGCGGATCCAATACAAAAATTTGGGATAAGATTGCCGTTATTATTGGCGAGCTCCCAAAGCACACCTATCCACATTCGCTTCCTAAAAACCACAGGGACTTAAAAGCCAAATGTGAGGCGCTTATGGGCAAAACCTCAAAAAGATATCCGGTTGCCGGTCTTGAAGGACTTATCCATAGAGGCTTCTGCAATAAGAACCCTGAGAAAATTAATGACAACGCAAAACTTTGGATTTTATCGCGCTGGACAAATCAAGTTGAAAGATGCGCCACCGTGATGCAACTTTTTAAAGAGTACAATAAAAAAGCGGTTTTGGAAAACTGGAAACCACTGGTAAAAAAAGATGCCATTTACACCTATTTGAAACAAACAGAAAGCATGTGGACAGCCCACCGATACGGAGAGCTAAAAGCCAAGGCTAAGTTTGACTACCAACAAACAACCATACTGCCATCAATGCGCGACAGCTTATGGTACAGCGATGGTACTAAAATGAACTTTTATTATTTGGACGATAAAGGCAAAATGGCAACGTGCCAGGTATATGAAGTTATGGACGCCTTTAGCGAAGTGTTTTTAGGCTTCCACGCGAGCGCCACAGAAAATTATGAGGCACAATACTACGCCTATAAAATGGCCGCCGAAGTTGCCGGACACAGACCCTACGAAATTAAGTTTGACGGTCAGGGTGGCCATAGCAAATTACAGTCTGGCGACTTTTTAAATAAAATGGCTCGGATGTCGGTTAAAACAAAACCATACAACGGATCCTCAAAAACCATTGAGTCCGCCTTCGGTAGGTTCCAGCAGCAAATAATGGCAAAGGCTTGGTTTTTTACCGGCCAAAACGTAGGCAGCAAAAAAGCCGAAAGCAAGCCTAATATGGAATTTATACTTGCCAATAAGCAGAGCCTCCCAACACTTAGCGAGGCTATTGATCGCTACAAACAATACCGCCAAGAGTGGAACCAGGAAACCCATTTTAAAACCGCCATTCCACGCCTAGAAATGTATTTAAACAGCGTAAACCCTGAAACTCCCGAGCTTAATATTTGGGATATGGTAGACCTGTTCTGGATTACCCGAGAAAAAGCAAACACGGTAACACCTTATGGCATTTCATTCAAAGAAAAAAACAGAAAATACAATTATATGGTTCATACTGAGGATGGGCTCCCAGACTTTAAGTGGCTGAATAAATGGATTGACAAAAAAGTGATCATCAAGTTTAGCCCGGATGATATGAGCCTGATTTATTTGTATGAAGAAACGCCGCTTGGCCTAAGACGCATCACCGGCGCAACCACTAAAGTTGAAGTGCACCGTAACGCCCAGGAGCAAGAAGAGTTTGAACGCGGCTGGATGGCTAAGGTTGAACTGGGCATTAAACAAAACAGGGTTGACAGATACAATGAAATGGAAAAAATACTGGAGGATCAAGGTGCAACCGCAAAACAGCAGGGCTTCAATACCCCTAAAATTTCAGGCGTAAAATCTACCTACCAAAAGCGCGGCGCTAAGCAAACGAATATTGGCGAGGTTACAAAAGCAGAAAGCAATATGGTTTATTCGGATCTAGAAGACGGAGACACCGGTAATAGTGTATATAATAAATATTAATAATCGAGCCCCGAAAGGTCTTAAAGCAGAACACAATCGGGGCTCATAAAGCAATTACAAAGTTATGAATGAAAAAACAAAAAACCTAATCAAAGTTGCACTGCAGGAATACGTTGACAGATACGACAGCCAGAATCAGGCATCGAACACACTTAACGGCGTATCATCTGCCACAGTATCTCAAATTCTTAACGGTAAATGGGATCTGATTAAAGAAACAATGTGGCGCACTGTGGCCTCTCAAATTGGCTGGAAAGAGTATAAATGGGTTGCCGTTGAAACTGCCGACTTTAAAGCGATCAAACAAATTATGTCAGATGCGCAATCTACAAGCCAAGTTTTTGCATTTACCGGAGATGCCGGCAGCGGTAAATCATTTGCGCTGAAGCAATATGTTGCCGACTCCCCAAAATCATATTTATTAAGCTGCAACGAGTACTGGAATAAAAAGGACTTTTTAAGCGAGCTGCTTACAAAAATGGGGCGCGATTATACCGGGCTTACCATTACCGAAATGATGCGCGAAGTGGTTAAACAACTAAAATCACAAAACAACCCATTGATCATTATGGACGAGGCCGACAAATTGGGCGATCAGGTTATGTACTTTTTTATCACCCTGTACAACCAGCTGGAGGATCACTGCGGAATTGTTATTTGTGCCACCGGCCACTTAAGTAAAAGAATTAAAAGGGGTTTGACCCTGAACCGCAGAGGGTACTCCGAAATATTTTCAAGAGTCGGGCGCAAATTCATAGAGCTAAGCGGCGTTGGCGTAACCGATATTACTCAAATATGCCTGGCGAATGGCATCACCAATAAAACCCTGATAAAAGATATATACAATGACAGCGAGTGCGACTTAAGGCGCGTTAAAAGAAAAATACATGCCCTCAGGATGATGGACAATGAATTGAATTAATAACCCGCCCTAAACGCAATTGATGTCCATTAAAAGAGCAGTATCTGTTGAAGAATTAGAAAATACAAAGTTCATTGAAATGCCCTTCGAGGGCAAGTGGAAAGCCTCCTTTGGAATCCCGGAACGCTCGGGGGTTTGGATAATTTGGGCAAACAGCGGAAACGGTAAAACAAGCTTTGCACTTCAGCTGGCCAAATACTTAACCCAATTTGGACGAGTGGCCTATAACACGCTGGAGGAGGGCGCTCGCAAAAGCTTTCAAATGGCAGTTAAACGCGCAAATATGCGCGAGGTGGCCAACCGGTTTGTTATTTTAAACAGAGAGCCGCTGGAGGACTTAAAGAAGCGGCTTAGGAAGAAAAAAAGCGCCGACATTGTTTTTATAGACTCCTTCCAATACCTAGAGCTTAGCAAGGCTCAGTACAAAGAGCTAAAAGAGGAATTCCACAAAAAGCTCATCATTTTTATTTCACACGCCGACGGCAAAGAGCCAATGGGCGCCGTTGCAAAGCACGTGAGATATGATGTTGATGTAAAAATTAGAGTAGAAGGCTATAAGGCATTTCCAACGAGCCGCTACGAGGGCAACGAAGAATATATCATTTGGCCAAAAGGCGCCTCAGATTACTGGGGAGAAATTGATTAACACTAAAAAATTAAAAGATGAAAAATACTATTTTAAATATCATAAGCCAATCGGAGGACGATTACAATAAGCTTGTATTCGACGCCTTTGTGTGTTGGTGCATTGCACATAACTATAACGATAATCATCTTCAGCTGCTGCTTACCAGCAACAAACTGTATAACTGGTTTATGGCCGAATACGGTAAATGTGAAAAGCAGTTTTTGTTTCAGGTAAAACCCTACATAGGCAAGGTGCCGGTAAAGGATATAAGAGCCCTTTATGATGATAAAACTGCGCAAATCCTATTTTATCCTCAGGCAATTCTGCTCCAAATAATGGAGGCCTCAATGAAGATTACAACCAAACCTGAGAACGCGAAGTTAACCGCAGCTTATAACCCTAACTAATGACAAACCTTGAAATAACAAAAAGAATTGAGCTATTAAGAGACGTGTTCGCCTATTCACTTATGCGCAAACACTGTTTAAGCGCCGGTAAAAGAATATGCCTCTCACAGGAGCGCGCGGAGTTGCTTAGGCTACTTGAACCCGGAGCCTTTTCAGTTGAACCGCGCTATGTGATTCCGGATCACCTAGAAAAAAAAGTACAGGAAATTGCCAAAACAATAAAAGAAACAAACTGGATAAAACCGAATTACGAACCATTATTAAACTAAACACTAATGAAACATCAAGTTGAAATTATTAGAATTCACAAGGGATCACCTTATAACTGCTCCCACTATATCCCTGAAATTATACATCATAATAAGCATGAGGTAATTAATATTCCCGAAGTTCAAAATGCAATAAATAAAACCTTTGGAAGGAAATTAATAGTAAATGTGTCAACAGATAATGATACTACCTATTTACAATATGAAATTGAAAAGCCGAAGGCCATAATAAATAATTTAAACTAAGCACCAATGAGAACATTTAAATCAACAGACACTATGTGGGAAGATGAAGCGGGAGTTTCAATACCATACAACAGGATTACTAAAGCCGAGCGATTGATGGAGCGCCACTCCGCAAAAATATTGCGCGATGCCATTGCCGCCAATAACAAACTTATTGCCCTAAGAGATACAATCAGCGATTTGTCGATGGAAGCCTACCAGGCGTTTATGGAAGAAAAAAACAGCAACA